CATTAACAAATGGTCTGAAGTTAAAGCGCGAGAGACAGGTGGCAAGAGAGAGATTGCTAAACTCCACCTCAATGCTTTATATGGAAAGTTTGCTTCCAATCCTGACGTGACAAGTAAAATTCCTTACATGAAGGATGGAATTGTAAAACTGAGACGCGGTGAAAACGAAAAACGTCCTCCCGTTTATACGGCCGTTGGGGTTTTCATTACTTCGTTTGCAAGAGACCTTACTATTGGAGCTGCGCAGGCTAATTATGATTCGTTTGCTTACGCTGACACAGACTCTCTCCATTTGCTTAGAGACGATGTGCCCGTTGAAATTAACGTGCACCCTACTGAGCTTGGCGCATGGAAGCTTGAATATCATTTCGATAGCGCGTATTACGTGCGCGCCAAGTTTTACATGGAACACCTCGATGACAAGATTGCAGCACACGAGCAAGCCAAGGCGCACGGCGGTGAGGCGTGCCCTGACGACTGTACCGATCAGCACTCCTACGTCACCCGCATAGCCGGTCTACCAGTGCAGGTGTCATCCCAGCTAACGTTCGACGACCTGAGGCCAGACACCGTGCTCCACGGGAAGCTCACACCGAAGACGGTTCCGGGCGGGGTTGTGCTAAAAGATGTGCCGTTTGCGTTGAATCTGTAGCGCGGGCATGATACGATTTGTACATAACGAAGGGCCAAGCTAGTAGCTAAGGCTTCAACAACAGAGGTTCTGTGCCTTCCCACAAACGCTCATTATCGGGCTCAACCAAGGAGAAATCATGTCTGCAACCGTTAGCATCAAGCCGTACGTCGCTCCCGCCGAGGAGGCCAACCCGTACCTTGACACCATTGACCAGCTTATTGCAGCCGGTCCCGAGTCGGCCATTGAGGTTGTTGTCGACGCTAAGCATGCTAGCGCCGAGCAGCTTAAGGTTCAGAAGGCTGCCAACGCCAAGGGCCACACTGCCCGTCTGCGCGAGCGCGATGACAGCAAGGTTGCTGTGGAGGGCCAGAACGATAAGGGCAAGGATATTCTTTCGGGCACTGTTGTTCTTACTTTTCAGCTGACGGATAAGCACAAGCCGCGTCGCGGAAAGGGTGAGTCTGCCACCGATTCTGTTAAGGATGGGAAGTAAATGGGCCACGATTCGCTGCGTGCAATTGCTTTAGATTATGCCGTCAAGACGAGTTTCTCTCTTGAAAATGCTGACGACATTGTAAAGCGGGCCGACAAGTTCTTTGAGTTTCTTAATAACTAACTCATTCATAGACTGGCACCGTTTAGCAAATTCGGACTGCCCGGATTGCTCGCGTTGACTCGCGCCCGTGGTAGCATGAGGCTTGCAACCTGCCGGAGTGAGCCGAACGGATGCCCGATAAAGAGGGGGTCACCGCATTGCGGTGGCCCCCTCGCTTAGTATAAAGGATCGGATTATGGGAGCTTTTGAAGATTACGTTAACGGTCTAGACAGCCAAGAAAACGTTGACCCTATTGAAGTTGCGCGGCAGCTTAGCGAACTTCACACTCACGAAGTCCAGACTCGGGAAGCTAAGATTTCCGAGCTTGGCGCAACTGTTACAGAAAAGGATGCCGCTGTCGCTGCAAAGGACACGGAGATTGCACGTTGGAAGTCGATGAATTTTGATCTTTCAATGCAGATTCCTGGTAGCAATAGCAATAATGATAACTCTGATGATAACGAAAAGCCTGCTGGCTCGACTATTATCATTGGAGACCTTTTTAACCCTAGTGTAAGGAAGCGTCATGGCATCTGATGATCGTCCCATCGTGGACACTTTTACTAATACCGATTGGCTTAACGCCGTTCGCAATGAGGCTGGTTATGATTACCAGTCTAGAATTCCTGAGGCAACTCAGGCAAACATTCAGGACGTTATTCAGAATCTTTGGAATAACCGTCCTCAGCTTAACCAGTTTGTTGACGTTCTTGTCAATCGAATTGGACTGGTAATGTTTCGGGAATGGTCATGGTCCAACCCTCTTGCACCGCTTAAGCGCGGCACCCTTGAGTTTGGAGAGACCATTGAGGAAATCATGGTCGGGCTCATTGATGCCGACGAGTATGATTCTGACCGTGATGAGCTTGAGCGCGAGATTTATGGTGCCAAGACTCCCGAGGTTCAGGTAAACTATCACAGCGTTAACCGCCGCAACCGCTATAAGCTGACGATTAAGGAACCCCTTCTCAAGCAGGCGTTTATTAGCGATCAGGGCCTGAGCACGTTTGTTTCTCAGCTTCTCGGTGCCGCTCAGAAGAGTGACCAGCGGGACGAGTTTCTTGCCATGGCCAACCTGTTTAAGGAAATGGACCAGGCCGCGGGCGATGGCGGCATTTACAATGCGCAAATTGCAGACATTGGCGACGTTACTAGCGACGGCGCCGATTCGCGTTATGCACTTCGGCGTATGCGCGAGTTTGGACACCTTCTACAGTTTCCGTCGCGCCTTTACAATGTCGCTGGGATGCCTCAGGCCGTTAACCCCGATGACCTGATTATCTTTACGACTCCCGAGGCTGACGCCGCCATGGATGTTGAGGCTCTTGCGGGCGCATTTAATATTGATAAGGTGCAGCTGGGCAACCGTAAGTTTGTGCTTCCTAAAGAGCATTACGGTATTCCCGGCTTCCAGGCAGTTGTGACGACTAAGGAATTCTTTGTTGTCGCGGATCAGCGCATCGACACCACGTCTCAGTATAACCCGGCAGCACTTTTCACTAACTATTGGCTGCACCACTGGCAGGTTATTAGCGCGTCGCGATTTGCGCCTATGGTTATGTTTAACAGTGAGCGACCTTCTACGGTTATTGCCGCAACTAAGTATGAGGTTACGGGTATTAGCCCGTTTGTCATTACCGACGATGAGGGCAAGACCGTTACGGCCACTGGCGCTAACAGCACTGTTGACCGCGGCGAAATGTACAACGTCAAGGTTGAGGCGATTACCACACCGGTTGGTGGCCCCAACGTTTCTGTTCGATACAGCATTGATGACAAGTCGTCTATTTTCACGCGAATCAGCAACAACGGCGTTCTCTACGTTGCACCCGACGAGGAAAACACGTCGCTTACGATTCGCGCGACGGCTGTCCACGACGGCGAAGACACGCAGCAGACGGCCACCACCGTTCGCACTGTCGGCGGGGACCGCATCCGCGTGTGGCCTAAGCCTGAGGTCTTCCCGGAGACGCCGCCCGCAGGTTCCGGAGCGTAGTCAGCAACATTAGCTAGTACAATAAGGGAGGGCGCGCTAACGCGGCCCTCCCTTATTGCTAAATCATAGAGGATAACTTGTGAATCAAATTAGCTCACCGCCAAACAGTTATAATTTCGGGCATGAATTCAACTACGGTGTATGGACTCCCGACACCATTGTTGACATGGTCAATGTTCCGTGGAATAACGATTACCGCGATATTGTACGTTTTGCAAATCGCCAGGCTCTCGATGACTATATTGTCGAACTTCGCCCAGCGGGCATTAAAATTGAAAAAATGTCTTTTGTAAAGCCTAACACCCCTGTTAGAGTTAATATGCCTTTTAACAGGGCTGTAAAGTATAATTATTTGCGAGCGTCTAGTTCGCCGCAGCCGGTTCCCGGCGGCGAGCCTTATAAGGCTTTTTATTATTTTGTTACCGATGTTCGTTATGTGGCACCTAACACCACCGAACTAGTTTTGCAGCTCGACGTTTGGCAGACATTTGGTTATGATGTCAAATTTGGAAATTGCTATGTTGAGCGCGGTCATATTGGCATTGCCAATTCTCGACAGTTTGAAGGATACGGCCGCGATTATTTGACAGTCCCCGAAGGCTTTGATATCGGTAACGAATACCGAGTTATTGCTAAGCGATCCCAAGATTATCTTGGAATGGACAATACAGTAAATAATTTCACTATCGGTTCTAATGCTTATGACATTATGGTTATGAGTACCACCTCTCTTGTGGAAGATCCCGCAGCGGCAGGAACTATCGAAAATCCTGTTCTTGCTGGTACTGGGGGCACAAGCATTTCAGATGTTCCGTCGGGCGCTTCTGCTTACGTATTTGAAACGCATAATTCGTTTAATACTTATCTTGTGAGCATGCGTGATAAGCCTTGGGTGACTCAGGGAATAGTGCATATTGCTATTGTCCCCAAAATTAACCGCTGGGCCAATTTTCAGTTTGATTATAAGACCAACGGCAAGCCTACCCCTGTAAATAATATTGCTTTTAGACCGCGTCTTACTAACATGTATGACGATTGGCGTAATAGTCCTGAAATTAAAGGCTTTATTCCAGAGCGATACCGCCACTTGCTTAAGTTTTTCACGTACCCGTATATGGGAATTGAAATGACTACGTGGAGCGGAACACCGATTAGTCTTAAGCCTGAGGCGTGGTGGGATCGTAATGCTCAAGTTATGGCGAGGCTCACGCTTGCGCTTCCTAATCAGCGAATGCAATTTATTCCTAGAAAGTATAACTCTAGCGGTCAAAAAGAGCTTAACTTCCGAGACCTTGGCGATGCCGAGCTTATTAACCTTGCCACAAATCTTTACAACCTTATTAGAAGCACGCCTGGCGCACCTTCACCCGAACAGCTGTTTGGTAAAACTTTGCAGCAGTATGTGGCGGGGTTTGCAAATCTTGGCGACGATGGCGGCGATTATCTTGATGTAATGACTCAAATTAATCAGTTTCCTACAGGAACCATTACTAACAATGGTGGAATTGCCTACCTTGCAGCTAATTCACATAGTATTGATTATCAGCGTGATAGCGCATCATGGACTCAAAACCGTGCTCTTGCTGGAAACGCAACTAGCTATGACCAGGCTACAAAGGGCCTTGAAACCGCTTCTGCACTTAACAACATTGCCGTAAATGCTGATGTCGCTCAGACTAATACAGGCATTAACGCGGGATGGCAGCAGGCGGGCGTCAGCGCGGGCGCAGGGTTGGTCGGCGGCATCGTCGGCGGCGCCGTCCGCGGCGGGCCCGCAGGGGCGGCTGCAGGGCTTGCGGGAGGGGCGATCAGTGCTGCCGCCGGGATGGCGAGCACGTCAATCAGTGCATCGGCGGCTAACGAAAATCTTGCAACTCGAAACAATGCGCAATGGAAAAGCCTAGCCGCACAGCAGGGTCAGGGCGGATACATTCGCGACACTAATAGGAGTCTGTCTGACTGGGCGGCGCGCGGCGATTACGCCAATGCCCTTGCAGGCATTCAGTCTAAGGTTCAGGATGCTGCGATGATTCAGCCGACTGTGTCAGGCCAGTATGGTGGCGATGCCGCAAACCACACACACGCAACGGCAGAATTGTCGGTGCGATGGAAGCTGATCGACTATGCTTCTATTAGAAGGATTGGCGAGTATTGGCTTCGATACGGTTACGCGGTCAATCTCCCCATTTATAACCTGCCTGACGATATGATGGTTATGAATCATTTTACGTATTGGAAAATGAGCGAGACTTACCTAATTGCTGGACCAATGCCAGAAGCGTTTAAGCAGGCAATTCGAGGCATATTTGAAAAGGGTGTTACAGTGTGGCGCAATCCGGGCGACATTGGTCGAGTTGATCCGGGAATCAATTTCCCGATTGGAGGCATTTCGTTTTGAGTAGAAGTAAGCGCGGCAGCGGCATGGATGAAGCTGTCCGAAACCATCTCGCGGGAACACCGTTCGCCCATAACGGTGGCACTACGCGAACGGATATTATTGAGAGAATGTATCAGCGGCTATTAGCCGAGCTGGCTTCTAATAGGTTTAAGTGGACAGGACTTCCTGAATCTGTTGATGTGCGATTTATGGAAACAACTTTGTTTTATCAGGGCCTATCAGTGTTTTATTTTGATAAGGATTATGATAAGTATTTTGCACTTAAGGGTGCATCTACTTCTTTCGTTAACATGCTTGACAACCCCACTGGGTTTACGGTTATTGGCTATAACTTTAACGCAAAGCAAATTGCAGCGTATCAGCCTTCTCGTGAATATGAGGGAGACACGGCAAAAGACACCTGCATTCCCATATGGTCAAACTATCTTAGAATGCCAGATTGGGATGTGGTTCGCATTTATGCTTCGCGCCTTGCAGAGCTGGACACCACTATTGAAATTAATTCAAGAAACGCCCGACTTAATAAGCTGATTATCACCGCAGACAACACTAGATTGTCTGCGATTAATCTTAACCGGCAACTTGAGGAGGGCGGAACGGTTCAAATTAACGCTAATGGCCCAATGTCCGACGCAGGCGGAATCATTCAAACTCTTGATTTGAACGTTAGTACAGCATCTATTAACGAGCTTCACGTTCTCCGCACTCGAATGTGGAATGAGTGCATGGGTCTTATGGGAATTAACAATTCTAATCAGGACAAGAAAGAGCGACTTGTCGCCGCCGAAGTCGCCGCTAACGATGACCAAACGTACATGATGCGATATGTTAATCTTAATGCCAGGCAAATGGCCGCCAAGCAAATTAGTGAGGTGTTTGGACTTAATGTAAGCGTTGATTATTATATTGAGGATCCAGTAGAAAACCCAATGGAGGACCCTGATGGAACCAACCCGGGAGAGGTAGTGTAATGGGCGTTTTTACCATGTCGCTAAAGGAAGCGATTGATGCAACAGACGGCGTAGTCACTATTGAGCGAACCACGTTCCGTGGAACATCGTTCGGCAATATTTCAAGATTGCGCGGCGGATATGTAGGTCTTGACTCATACCCGATTTTTAACGGCGAGTATCGCGATATTCTTACAGGTAAAATCGTTGACCGGTATTGGAATAGGGAAATTGGTTTTGAAACCATTGAACTTTTTGCCATGAAAATGCGCATTAAGCTAAATGAAATTATGCCGTATTACAATCAATTGTACGACACTACACTAATTCCATATGAGGCGCTTAACACCGTTAGCATAAAGACTGAAACCTCCGCGACTAATAAGACCAAAGAGGATACTGTAGGAAGCACAGAAGCCAATACGACGGGCAGCGAAAGTAGTACCGCTAACACAACAGGCACGGAAGACACTCAAAATAACGGCACGTCAACCGGAACAAAAACAGCTACCGGCTCAACTACTAGCACGGGCACTGAAAACGGCACTAGCACAGCTAAAACTATTGCCGAAGAAGATTCTACTAGCACCGGGAAGGTGGTGGGAGATAAGGAATCTACCGGGACGGAGAACACGAGCGGCAAGGAAAACAGCACTAGCCACGCAGAAGGTCTTGGCACTAGTGATAGCGGTTCTCGCGCCGTTAACTCTGAGACACCGCAAACCATACTTGCAGATAATGAGGATTACGCGACTTCGGCGACTGACAGTAACAGCAAAAACACTAGCACTAGCACAAACGATTCTGCAGCCGAAAGCATTAGTAGCGGAAACACGGCATCGTCGACGCGCGAAAACAGCTTGACAGACACCACAGGCGCGACGCACGGCGAAAGTGAAACAACTACAACGGGGGCCACACACAGCGATACGGACACCGAAACGCAGAGTAGTGAAACCGGAACTACGAACGGTAGTGAAAACTCTACGGCGCACACAGATGCGGCTTCTGAAAGTGTGGCGTCAGGCACTTCTCGCGCAGACAGTACGGCGAGGTCTACAGGCAAATCTGCCATGGAGGCGGCGTCCGAGGGTGATAGTCTAGTGACCGGATATCAAGGCGTTCCGGCCGATCTTATTATGAAGTTTCGTAATTCGCTTATTAATATTGATGTAATGATTTTGAATGACCTTGAGGAATTGTTTATGCAGGTATTCGACAGTGGCGATTCGTACACTGGTAACACGATGGGATATATTTTCTAATGATTAATTATGATCTTACGCCGTACCTGCATAATAGCAAGCCGGTAGCCAATATTACACCATTCACTTATCGCGATGGCGTTACTTATGTTGAGTTGCTCACGCATCTTCGCAAGTACATTACTGGCACGCTTACTCAAGACGTGCAAACGCTTATGGTGAATCTTGCTAAGAATTGGACTGACGAAAACGCTCAGCTTGTCAAGTATTATATTGACAACGTTGAGGGTCTTGTGGCGCTAGTTAACGAAGAGCTTGAAAAGCAAACTGAGAATAATGACACTAACAGCGCAGCACTTACCCAGTTTGTAGACACAAGTGTTACAACTCTTAAGCAGACTGTTAACACTCAAGTTGGCGATCTTTCAATTGCGCTTAAGCAGGCAACAGACGCTATTGCTAAGACGGCGGGACCCGGTAGTTCTGGAATCCTTCTTCCCGGAGATAGTCTTACCGAAGCTATGAGTTATGGAACTAATTCGGCTGCTCTTGTGGCGGCTTTTGGCGCATCCAAGATTAAGAACCTTGGCATTGGTGGACAGGGGACCGATCAAATTGCCGCTCGTCAGGGTGGCACACCTGCAATGCTTGGCGTTGCGGGAAACACTATTCCGGTATCGGGTGAGGTTGTTGTAACGCCTGACGTCAACCTTCTCGGATTTAACGGTACTTCTGGCACCGCATCTATTAAGGGTGTTCTTTCAGGGGTTCCCGGAACGCTTAAGCTTACTAAGCGGTCTAACACCGATTACACCTACACTTTTACTCGCAGCTTTACAGGTCTTTCGGTTGTTGTAGGGGCGCTTACACCATTTATTACTAGTTATGGTTATGCGACTATGCCGCAAATCATTTGTGCTGGTCGTAACGGATTCACTATTAAGCAGCCTGCGGATGAAATTGCGCTTATTAGATCCATGATTGCAATTTCTTCTCTTCCAAGTTCAATGCACCTTGTGGCAGCTGTTCCACCCGACGTTACAGAAACTCCGGGAACCGTTGCCCGCGGAAAGCTCGACGCCCTTAATCTGGCTATTAGAAAAGCTTTTCCTCTTAATTATGTAGATGTTCCGGGATATCTGCGTTCCGAAGCAACATTGCTGTCTGTGGGGATTACTCCTACAACCCAAGACAAGTTGGATATTGCTAATGGTGTAACCCCTCAGTCATTCCGTAATGACGGGCTACACTACAACCCGGCAGCGTACAAAGCTATTGGCCAGCTGTATGTGCGTGAACTTGGATCACGCGGTGTTACGGCGGCAACTTCAACGGTTATTCCTGACACCACGCCTCCGGTTATTGATCCGCCTACTACGGTTGCTGCTCACAGCTACGGCCTCACTAACGCATCTCACCGGTATGTTGGTGTTGATCTTCCATACATTGACAATAACCCGGTTATTGAATGGAAGGATCGTATTGGTACAATGCACTTGACGGCACCCGGCGCCTCTGTTCTTATTTCCAAGGCTGGCCCTGGTGGAGTTGATCGAAGGTTTGTTACACCTAATGTCGACCCGGGCGCGGCAAACCGGCAGCAGCTTAGCGTTCCTAACGGTGAAGGCGACGTTAATATTCGAACCATCGCGGTACTGTATAACAACCAAACGCCTGCGGCGCTTTCTTATATTCTTGCCGCGCAAACGGCAACAGGTGGTGTCAAGTTTAATAGAGGATCTACAGGCCAGTTTGTAGCTTCTGCAGGCAATAACTTTACGGTTCAGAATGCCCCGGCTGCAGGATGGTATCTTGCATTTGTCAGTTATGATGCTGTAGCCGGAAAGGTTTATCTTGATAGCGGCACGGGCGCAACAATTGCTAGTGCAACCGTTACGGCTCCCACATTTACTAGCACAGGATTCACTATTGGAGGACCCGAGGCGAACATCATTGATATGAGCATTGCAGAAGTTATTACTTGGAATACGGTTCTTAGTGACTCCGATAAGGCAGCTGTTAAGGCCGCACTTAAGGCAAGGTTCCCGGTACTTATTTAATGATTACCGTCAGCCGTCTTGGCAACGTTCTTTCTATTCGCTTTGGCGCTAATGGCGCCACTCTTACGGCGTATGAGGCGGGTCCGGATTATTGGACCGTCGCTAACAGTCTTGATGATGGTCAGGACGATGAAAATGGCGGTACGGAAGGCGGCAGCGGGGGAACGCCAGGCGGTGGAACACCTGGCGGCAGCAATCCTGGCGGCTTTATTAGACCAATTGCCGGAAGCCCGCCAATATCTGATGATTTTGGAGAGCATGTCGCACGGGGGAGTGTTAACCCCGGAACCGATTATGCTGTTGGTAAGGGTACAGCAATTCGTGCCCCAGCAGACGGCGTGGTAAAGGTTGCAGACAACAACACCGGAGGTGCCGGAGGACGGGTCATTGTGATATATTTTGACAACGGCTGGTCGGCAGATTTCCTACACCTTAACAGTCTTGCGGTTGGTCTTAATCAGCGAGTAAGTCAGGGTCAAGAAATAGCTAAAAGCGGGGCTTCTGCTTATGGCTCAGAAAATGGTAGAGGGGCTCATTTGCATTTTTCTTTGAGAAATAGACAGTCATCTAGCCTCAACGGTGCTGGAAATGTTGACCCCGAACTACATTACGGATAGGTAAAATGAAAAAGCACCCATGGTACGACTATTCTAAACTTTTATCATATAACGGGGTTTATAACTTTGTTGTTGGTGGACGCGGAATTGGTAAGACCTACGGTGCTAAAAAGCGGGTTATCAGTAAAGCAATTAAAGATGGTCACGAGTTTATATACCTTCGCAGATATAAAACAGAGCTTGCAGCATCTCGTGACACGTTCTTTGCTGACGTGGGGGAGGACTTCCCAAACATGGAATTCCGCCTTCACGGCAACCGTGCCCAAATGGCTGAACCGGTTGACGCGGATAAGTTTGAAAGCGAAACTGAATACCGTAAAGCTAAAAAAGCACAATCGTGGAAAACAGTTGGATACTTTATTGCGCTAAGCACAGCCCAAAACCAAAAGTCGGTTTCATATCCCAATGTGCGTGCAATTATTTACGATGAGTTTATCATCGAAAAAGGCAACATTCATTATTTGCCTAACGAACACATTGCTTTTAATAACTTCTTTTCGACGGTTGACCGATACCAGGATAAAACTACGGTTCTATTTCTAGCCAATAGCGTTAGTATTATGAATCCGTATTTTACGGCGTATGACATTCGCCCCGATGAAGAAACCGAATTTGTGCGTAAGGCCGACGGATTCATTGTTGTACATTTTCCAGATTCGGCAGAGTTTGCAAATTCAATTTATGAAACCAAATTTGGACGCTTTATCGAAGGAACTGAATATGCTGAATACGCGGTTGGAAATCAATTTGATGACAATAACGATAGTCTAATTATGGTCAAGGGTCATAAGGCTCGATATCAATTTACGCTTGAATGTAAAAACGGCTCATTCTCTGTGTGGTACAGCTCGGACAACAACAATTTCTTTGTGCAAGAAAAGTTGCCAGGACGCCAAAACGTTTACACGCTTCTACCTGAGCGCATGAGTGAAGGCAAAACGCTTATGACTGTTAGAGATAAGCCGCTTGAATACTTGCGATCAGGGTTCAACAATGCTAGGGTTATGTTTGACAGACCGGCCACGCGCAACACCTTTAGAGAGATATTTAAAAGATGAGTGCAGATTTTAGTTTCCTAAAGGAAATTAACCTCTTCCAGGTAGGTGTTGCGATTGTGACCATCTACATTCTCTGGAAATTCATTAAGTCGGCATGGAAGGGGATTCCTAACACAATTGAATTTATCAATAACATTGGAAAAGTTTCCGATTTTATGGATAACACCAACGAAGAGCTAAAGAAAGTAAGTAAAGTTGAAGAGGGAGTTGCGGGGCTGTATACCCGTGTTGACACCGTTAGCCGCGCTCTTGATGCTCACTTGGAAGATTCGAGAGAGTGGAAAAAGGGTCTCCGCAAGGTTCAGGATCAGATAGTTCAGCATCACCCAACAGATAAGGAATAATAATGACTGATTCAAACGGCCCCGATCACAGGGCTACCGAAACTCCCAATGTTGTAATTGAGAGTCCGCGCATTAGGCGCATTATCACTCAGATTATGGGTACCATCGGCGCGGTTATTGCAGTTGCTTCGGCGGTTGATATCGCCGCACCGCAGCTCGATTTCCATAACTGGACGTATCCCGTTGCAGCAGGATTTGCCGTGCTGACAAGCTATTACGGTATTAGCGTCACTCTCCCCAATATTCCCAAGAGGTAAATATGAAAATCGGGCATTCAAACTCACTCCCAAGATTCATCACTCCAGCATCCATTAACATTGGTGACACCATCAAGGTTGAATGGGAAACGCCGGATGTTACACACACCCGTACAGGGGTTGTTGCTAAACGCGAATATGACGGGCATATGCGCGTGTACACCACTAAGAACGGTACCGAGCTTTTCCGTTGGCATCCAAGCCATAAAGAGCATAAAATCACATTGCTTGCAATTGCTAAATCAGCAGATACTCAGCAAGCATTGTTTGACCTGTTGGAGTTAAACTGTGAGTGATCGTGTAATTGTGCAAGGACAGCTATTTCTGTCTCCGGAAATGGCTAATAAGTTTTTCCACGTTCGCGAATACGTTTATCGCGAAACCGGCATCACCATAATCATTAGCAGCCCGTACGGTGCGGGGCGCGTTGGTGATATGCAGGCGTTTCTCCGACGCATGTGGGATCTTAAGGTTCCCGGATGGTATTACGCTGCACCGGAAGGGCAATCTAACCACGAATTCCCATTTGATGCTGTAGACATTTGGAATTGGAAGTCTGTAGAAGCAGCTCTTAACAAGGCTGCACGAATCTACGGACTTAAGCGTGACGCTGTTGAAGGATGGCATTACAACAACATTAAGTCTGTAAAGGTCAGACCATTTAACCCAAAAATTCCCGTTAAGCCCGCAATTCTACCCAGAAAGACACAAGACATGGAAATCATCACTCGCGTTAAGACCGGCGACCAGTTCGCAATCGCTCCCCAGTACATCAAGCATCTCACCAATGAGGCACAGGTTAAGGCGGGGGCATCCGTGCTCTACCTTGATGACCAGGCGCTTGCCGTCGATGACAACATGTTCGGTAGCCTCATTGAGACGTACGGGATCCCGCGCGAACAGGTCTACAACTTCGACCGAACCGACATCCCGGCAGGCTACGTGTGGTCCAAGGAACACGACCGAGACGCTCGTGACGCCGAGCGACACGGTGAGCTTGTCGCCCAGGGCGCCGAGGTGATTAAGCTTCTCAGTAAGCTTGCGAG